CAAGAACGAATGCTCGACATGCTCACGAGCGCGTATAACAGAAAACCGGACGGGAATATAGGTAAGCTTATGGGGATATTTGCGAGCGGGCTTGAGCGTGTAGACAGCACATTGCGTAATATACGCGACTGGCGAGACCTTGAAACCGCAAAAGGAAGAGTGCTTGACCGCATAGGAATAAATTACGGCGTAACAAGAGCGGGCCTTGATGATGAAACATATAGACTGATGATAGTAACGAAAATGCTTGCAACATATTCAGGTGGCGATCCTGATACACTAATACACGCTGCTGCCGCATTGCTCGGCATAGACAGTACGGCTGTAGAACTGGTTGAAGGAGTAGCGTCCGTAAGCCTCGTGGTAGATGAACTGGAAGTCCCGACAACCTTTTTTGACAGACAAGATGCAATATGCGATATGCTGAAGCAGACCGCGGCAGCCGGTATAGCATTAACACTTGAGTTGCAGCAGCCTATTTACCAACGATTAGCTATAGGCATGATAGTACAAGATATAGAAACATTAACTATAAGGCAGGTGAACTGATGTGAGCTTTTCGGGCGGGTTATATCTTACTAATTCTGGGCGGCTTGCACTATCCAAAGTGCAGGCGGACAGTACTAAATCACTGCATTTTACAAAATTTGCGTTTGGCGATGGAGCTCTGAATGGAGGCCTTGAAATCGAAAGGTCAGCTTTAGTTAATCAAAAAGACACATCAAGCATAACGCGATTACGCGTAAATAGTGACAACACATGTACTGTTGGTACCAAGCGTCTTGGGAATGCCGTTGGCGGGTATTACTTGCGTGAGATAGGCCTTTACGCCAAAGACCCCGACAATGGCAACAATGAGATACTATACGGCTATGCGAATGCAGGAGACGATGCGCAATATATACCAGCTTCCGGCGGCGCTGAAATCGTTGAGAAGACTATAAATATAATTATATCAATAAGTAATGGTACAAGCGTAACGGCTACACTGTCCACCGGCGTATATGTTACACCGGAAGAGTTTGAAGCCCATGTGAACAACAAAAACAACCCACATGGAGTGACGGCGGCGCAATTAGGTGCAGCCCAAGCCAGTCACACCCACGGCGCAATCACCAACGATGGCAAAATCGGCACAGATGCAAACAAGGCTGTTTTTACCGGCACAGATGGGGCGCTTAAAGCAGGCACGCTGCCTATAGCTGCGGGCGGCACGGGCGCTACTACAGCAGACACGGCGCGGGAAAACCTCAACGCGCAGAAAAAGCGACTTACATTTATCAACACGAGTGTAGCTACATCGGTATGGGTGGCAGATGAAACATACACAGACTATCCGTATCGTGCCGCCATTACGCTGACCGGTGTTACAGCGGAAAGCTTTGCCGAAGTCGTGCTGTCACCTACTGACGCTGTATCCGGTGCATATGCGCCTGTGTGTGAAACGTATGCAGGTGGCATATACCTGTATGCCAATGCTGTGCCCAGCGCGGCTATGACCATACCGGCCATAGTAATATGGGGGTGATAGCATGATAGGCAGAGTAAATACGGGCGGTGGCAAGATAAAGTCGGTAGTAGGCACGTTTACATCCAACAAGTCGGCTGCGCAGTCAACGTTCAGCGTGACGGGGCTAAAGTTCAAACCTAAGTTCATCGTTGTAAGGTTGCTTAGCAGTAGTAATGAGGCTGACAGTGAAGATTACGGTTCGTGCTTTGGCACAATAGATGCCGGACAAGTAATCGATATAGATGCAGGTTTTGCTGTATACATGACTAAGCGTACAGACCTTAACGACTATTCAGGTTGGGCTAATATGGCACTATCGGGTATCACGTTTGCCGATGGAACTCTGACGATAAAAGCAGGTAGAGCATATAGCACTATTTGTTCTGACTATCATGGCCATTGGACAATCGGCACATATGAATACCGCATATACGGTGTATAGGAGATACGAAAATGTACATAAGACGAGTGTTTTATGACCCCACTACAGGGGCCGTTTTTTATATTCATACGCAGCATGGCGACTTTGAATACACACAGCCCGCGGTAATGGCCGCGCTTATAGGCTGTCCGGATGCGGCGTGCATGGAATGGGAAACCGAGGATGCAGCCATTGAAGCGGCATTTGCGGGAACGGATTCAGACGGCAACCCGCGCCGCGTAAACGTAAGTGTGGACGTGTCGGGCGAAGAACCGCAGCTGGTATTTGAATACGAAACAATAGAAGTAACCGATGAAGACCCATACGAGATTATCGATATACTGACTAAGGAGGCTGCGGCGGATGGCTAATATAGAGCTGCGAGTGCGCGGGCAAAGGCTGCTTGTAAATCGCGGCTATGTTGTTGCCGGAACGGTACGCTATCTGACCATAAAGGCAGCACTCAGCGAGGACTGGCAGGGCCGCGAAGTGTGGGCGTATCTTGAATATGGGGACAAGAAATATAAGACGCAGCTGGATGCCAATGGTGAATCAAAGTCGTATGCAGGCCTTAATCTGAGCGCGGGCGAGTGGTCTATATACCTTATGGGCTACGGCAAGGATGCGGACGGCAACGAAACGTGCATCACGAGCGACCGCGTGACGATTAACGTGCATCCGACCGGTGCTTCAGGCGGCGAGCAGCTTCCGGCAGACGAAGAGGGCGCGGGATCGCTGAATGCTATAGAAATGTATATATGCGACTTTGCGAGCGCAGAAGACTGCATAATAACGACAGGAGGCCACTATGGCACAAAACGCGCAATCGTATCAAGGTGATAAAGTGCCTGACTTTCGGATTGCCACAAAGGCAATGGAAATGCTTGACTATACATTGCGAATAACCGAAAACAAGGATATATACCCCAACTGGACAAGGGGCAACCTCGTGCGGTATATACGCGATACCGCGGCGGATATATTGCGGCATATAGTCACGGCTAATGACATAAGCCGCGGCGGCACTACTCCATACGAAGTAAGGCTGGAAGCGCAGGAACAGGCTATACGGGATTGCTCTTACTTGCTCGCCCTGATAGATGTATCTGAGCGCACGGGGCGCATAAACGCGCAGCGGGCGCAATATTGGGGCAAGAAGGTGCGCGATGTCAAGTACATGTGCATGGCATGGCGCAAGAGAGAGCAATCCGTTTAGCAGTGTGCAGCCTGATAAGAGCAGCGGTGAACGTTTGGACGCGGTGGCCTGCCTCGGCGTCGGCTGTGGTGTACATCAACTCCAACGGCAACGTCAACACGAACTCGCCCGCCAACAATAACTACGCCCGCCCCGATCTGTGGAGAACGCGAGACTGCGAAGCGACCCGCATAGTGCACCACACAAAGGAGGCTGCATACTATCTTTGCTATTCGCGGCAAAGATGAATACACAATGTCGGCTGTGCTGCCCTGCGGGACGGCACAGGAGAAACGGCATTCCAGAATGATTTATGTATGAAATACTGTATACGCCCGATGTGCTGCATCGGGCTTTTAACCGTGCGATGCGCGGACACCGCAATAATGACGAACATGCTGTGGCGGAAGCACATAAGATTGAAACCATAGAATACCTTGCCCGGCGGCTTCAGCGCGAAATATACGAACCGCGTCCATTGCGGCAGTTTTGGGTGACTGAGCCGAAGCGCAGGCAGATACAAGCGCCCTGCGTACTTGACAAAATTGTGCAGAATGCGCTTGTGGACGAGCTGCTGTATGACTGGCTGACAAAGCCTTTTATACGGGACTGCTACTCAAGTGTTAAGGGGCGCGGGACGGCTGATGGGCTTAATCGTCTAAAGCTTTTCATGGGCGAGTACTACCGTGCTTACGGTACTGAGGGGTGGGTGCTGAAATGTGACATACATCACTATTTTGACAGCATAGACCAATTTGACGTACTACGGCGCGCCGAACGATACGTGCCGGATGCGCGTGTTATGGCGTTGCTTACCAAGTATGTACGGCTTACATCGCACGGATTACCTCTTGGGCTGCGTACATCGCAGCCGCTTGCAAACCTCGAATTATGTGGAATGGACCATCGCATAAAAGAGGTTTACCGCTGTCGGCATTACGGCAGATATATGGATGATTTCTATATCATTCATAGTGACAAAGCTTTTCTGAAAGAGTTGCGGCGAGAGATTGAGGCAGGCCTCGCCGCAATAGGGCTGCGGCTTAATGATAAGACGCAAATATATCCATTGGCGCACGGGATAGAGTTTCTGGGATTCCGTACATATATGACCGGTACAGGCAAGGTAGTGCGCGCACTGCGGCAAACGGCTAAAACCGCGCTGAACCGCGGTATAAAGCGATATGATGCTATGTACAGGGCAGGTGCTGCGTATGAAGAAATACAGCGAAGCTATCAGTCACGCCGTGCACACTTGATGCAGGGAAATTGTCGCGGCCTTATACTGCGCTGTGACGCGAAAATGAGAGATATATTTAAGGAGGAGAGTATGAACGAATGAGCCAACCAATTACTAATTTACCAGTAGGAACACTTGTGAATTTGATGGAAACAAACGGCGAGATTACCACGGGCAAGCCGTGGCGCATCATTGCCACGGCAGATAAGAACCCGTATAAAAACGGCGTATTTATGCTGCGCGACAAGGCAACCGGCACAGGCACGAGTGAATCCGCATTTAAGTGGAACAACTCCCAAACTGAGGTAAACTATGAGAACTCGCAATGCGATATAAAGCACGAAACGGAGTTCTATGGGCGTTTTGACGAGGCTACAAAGGCGCTTATAATGCCAACGGCCATAAAGGTATATGACAATGACGCGGGTGAAGTGGTGAGTATAAACCGCCATGTCTTTGCGCTGTCTGCCCGTGAATATGGCGTAGATTCATACACCACTGATACCACGGAAAATCCCGGCTACTTCACCGACAATGCAAGCCGTAAGTGCTATAACGAGCAGGGCCAAGCGGTGAGCGTTTGGACGCGGTGGCCTGCCTCGGCGTCGGCTGTGGTGTACATCTACTCCATCGGCAGCGTCAGCTCGTACTCGCCCGCCAATTATAACTACGCCCGCCCCGCTTTAATTCTTGCATCTAGTAGTCTTGTGTCGGATGCTCCTAATGCGGATGGCAGCTACAATCTGGTACTGAGTGACACCATACCGCCACGAGAGGTGGAGTTTACTGCCCTGCTGGGGCAAACGGACAAAATGCCGCAGAAAATAAAGGTTGAATGTGAGTACGAGATGCAGAGCGGCACGA